ACGGCTGAGATCCTTGAGCACCGAATCCGAACCGGTGATCCAAACCAAGTGCGTACTGAGATGCTCACTCAATGGGTGGACAATCTGGCAAGCCCGTGGCCAATTGGCGCGTGGGAATCGTGCAAGGTTGAAAATATGGTGTTTGAGCCTGGTGCATCTACATTCTTTGCAATGGATATATCCCCAAGCCGTAGGCACGCTGCATTGGTAGCAGGGCAAATGGTAGGCGATAAAGTCAAACTTAAATGCCTACAAACTTGGAAGGCTGAAGCCTCAATTGATGATTTGAGAATGGCCAGCGAGATCAATGAGCACATCAAGCGATTTAGGCCAAAGATGTTGTTATTTGATCGTTACACCACTGCAGGAGTAGCTGCACGGTTGGCGCATACTGGTGTGCCAGTTATGGAGATTTCAGGGCAACTCTTTGCCAGTGCGTGTGATGAAATGTTGGCAGCAATGAGCCATAATCGTATTGAACACGGCGATGAGTACGAACTAAGCGAATCGGTTAATTCTTGCGCAATGCGCACTACAGATTCCGGTTGGCGAATCGTGCGCCGAAAATCAGCCGGTGAAGTTGCAGCTGCTATTGCCAGTGCAATGGTTATTTGGTATGCCAACAAACCACAGGCAGTTGCTGCTATTTATGTCAATTAGACACGCCGAGAACTTGTAGGTTGTTTTGTCCGGATTTGTCGTATGCTAGTGATATGGGGTTAATGTCTGCACTGCGCTTGGTTGAAAGCGCAATCCCCGAAAGTAAACCAACTATCCAAGCACAATACGCCCCACCAGTTATGGAAGGCTATAGTGCTTATTCCTATTTAAATCCAGCAGTTTATGTATCACGCACCGAGGCACTTGCCGTTCCAAGTGTTTCGCGCTGCCATTCACTTATCACTGGTGTAATTGGCAGCTTGCCTTTAAACCTCTATAAAAAAAGCACAGGGCAAGAATTAGAGGAGCCACTCTGGTTACAACAACCAGATTACCGGCAACCGCGTGCAGTTACCATTGCTGCAACGGTTTCAGATTTATTTATGCACGGTGTCGCTTATTGGGAAGTTACTCAGACCTTTGCTGATAGTGGCAGGCCTTCGGGTTTTGCTTGGGTTTCATTTGATCGGGTAACACAAAAACTCAATTCAACAAATACTTTGGTTGTTGGTTACACAGTTGATGGTTCAGGATTGCGACCACAAAACGGCTTGGGAAGTATCGTCACATTTCAAGCACTCGACTCTCTGGGGATATTGGGCCGAGGTGGTCGCACTATCAAAGCCGCGTTAGATTTAGAAAAAGCAAGCGCAGTTGCAGCTAGTACGCCTATGCCTTCAGGTTATATCCAAAACAGTGGTGCAGATTTGCCAGAGGAACAAATTACTGGACTTCTTGGCGCGTGGAAGTTGGCAAGACAACAGAGGAGCACGGCTTACCTTTCAAGCACTCTTAGATTTGAGCCAACTAACTTCTCCCCCAAAGATATGCTTTACAACGAAGCAAAACAATCGTTAGCAACTGAAATATCTAGATTGTGCAATGTGCCTGCTTGGTATTTGTCTGCTGATCTAAATAACTCAATGACTTATTCAAATGTTGTTGATGAGCGCAGACAATTTGTTGATTACACGCTGCGCCCATTTATCTCAGCAATTGAGCAACGCTTATCAATGGATGATTTAACTGCGCGTGGTAATGAAGTGCGCTTTGAAATTGATGAAACATTTTTGCGATCAGATGCAATGACACGGTTAGCAGTAATTGAAAAGATGCTAGCCCTTAATTTGATCACATTAGATCAAGCAAAAGAAATGGAAGATCTAACCCCGAATGGAGCAGGCAGTGGACCAACAGCCCTTACACCTGACCTTTAACACAACAGTTGAAGCAACAGATGCAGACCGGCGAATTATTGCCGGCAAGATCGTACCCTTTGGCGAAATTGGGAACACAAGTAGTGGACAGGTCGTGTTCGAAAAAGGATCTATCAGTTACAACACCGGTGGCAAAATTAAACTTTTATTAGAGCACAACGCAAAAGATCCAATTGGAATAATGCAAAGTGCAAGCGAGGATGCATCCGGCATTTACGCATCTTTCAAAGTAGCACCAACAACCAAAGGCAATGATGCACTTATTGAGGCATCAGAGTTGCGCGATGGATTAAGTGTTGGCGTTATTGTTGATGCAGCAGAGCCACGCAACGGCATCCTTTATGTTACAAAGGCAAGCCTGCGTGAAGTAAGTTTGGTACAGGCAGCGGCATTTGCTAGTGCAGCAGTTCAATCGGTTGCAGCTAGTGAAGTAATGCCTGAACCAGTAGAGGAAACACCAACCCAACCAACCGAAAGTGAGGCCAGCGTGGAAAACGCTACCCCAGCAACCGAGGTAGAAGCCCAAAAGGTCGAAGCCTCACAACCTAGTTATACCCCAGTTGCGCACACCGAGATTCGCAACCCAATCAAAACCAAATCAAATTACTTGCAACACTCAGTGCTTGCAAAACTTGGCAATGATGATTCAGTGCAATATGTTCGCGCCGCTGATGCTTATGCAAAAAAGGCAATGACATTTGCTGATGACTCATTTACCACCAACCCTGCATTCTCACCGGTTGCTTATATCCCAACCGTTATTGATACATCAGTTGGCGCAAGACCAACAATTGATGCTTGCGGTGGTGCGCGTGTAATGCCTGCTACGGGTATGACAATCTCGCATCCTAAAATTACAACTGCAGGCACGGTTGCAAGCACTGCTGAGGGTGCAGCACCATCTGAAACCGGCATTGTGTCCGCCTATGTAAATGCAACAGTTACCAAATACGCAGGATTGCAACGCTACAGCCAAGAATTGTTATTGCGTTCTGATCCATCATTCTTTGATGCAATGCTTGAAAATATGACCCGTGCTTACAACAAAGCAACCGATGCAGCAGTAATTGCTGAAATTGTTTCAGGTGGCACACAAGCAACAGCACAAGCAGCAACCATTGCAGGCATTCAGGCTTATGTTGCGCAAGCAGCACCAGCGGTTTATGCCGGTGCAGGTGAAGTTGCAACTGCATTTATTGCAGGCACTTCAATCTGGTCATTACTTATCGGAGCAAATGACTCAACAGGTCGCAGCATTTACAACGCCGCAATGCCTTCAAATGCCAATGGTCAATCCACACCACGCACTTTGCGCGGAGATGTAATGGGATTGGATCTTTGGGTTGATTCAAATATGGTTGCAACAACCATTGATGATGCAGCATTTATTATTACCCCATCAGCAATTGCAATTTATGAAAGCCCAGTTCTACAACTTTCCACAAATGTCCCTTCATCTGGAGAAATTGAAGTGGAATTGTTTGGATTCTTGGCTACAAAAACTTTAATTGCAACAGGATTGCAGCGTTACAACCTAACCTGATCCAAACCCTAGACCGGCCGCCCTCTACCCCTAGTCCGGTAGGGGGTTGGCCTCTAAACTGAAAGGAGATACCAGTGGCCGCCACTTATGTAACAATGGCTGAACTTCGCACAAATCTTGGCATTGGTACGCTCTATTCAGATGCAACAGTTGAGGAAGTCTGCCAAAGTGCTCAAGATATAATTGATTCCTACCTTTGGTATAACCAAGCACTGGTTTATTCAACTGCTCTAGACAACAACATTGCGACAATCACAACAACACAGCCCCACGGATTTGTTACCGGCCAAAGCGTGACAATTACCAAATCAGACACCGCAACATTTAACGGCACTTACACAATAACGGGCTACACAGAGTTCACTTTTACTTATGCAAGAACAGCAAGCAATCAAACAACACATTTGGTACGACCTTACGGACTAGTTAAAGGCCCAAATCACTCAACCGCTTATGCAAGCGTTGCAGCTGTACGGGAAGCCTCAATGATGATAGCAGTGGACATTTGGCAGGCACGCCAAGCCCCAAGCGGACAAGGCGCAAGCATTGACGGCTTTGCACCTTCACCATTTAAGATGGGCAACACCCTTATTGCCCGTGTGCGTGGCCTTCTTGCCCCATATATGGCACCAACAGCAATGGTTGGATAATGCCAACAGCAATAACAACCCTACGCACAACACTTGCAACCACTTTGGCCAATGCTGGTGTTTGGAGCACTTTTGCTTATCCACCAAGTGCACCCATTGCTAACTCAGTAGTTGTTATGCCTGATGATCCTTATTTGGTGCCAAACAACCAAACCAAATCCAGCATTCTGCCATTTGCACGGTTCAAAATAATGATCCTTGTGCCATTGCTAGACAATCAAGGCAACTTAAACACAATTGAAACCTTTATGGTGGCCGTGTATGGAAAACTTGCGGCAGCTAGTTACCAAATGAATATCACCGGATTTAGCGCACCTACAACTTTGGCCTTAGCAACTGGGGATCTTTTGACCACAGATTGCTCAATTGAAGTACTAAGTGATTGGAGTTAATTATGGCTTATGAAGTATTAGCAGGCATCGTTGGGGGCAAAGAAGCAGGGCAAACCCTAACTGATGAGGACTTAGCAACAGCAAATATTGATGCGCTTATCGCAAGCGGATCGATCAAACCGATAACGGCAAAACCAAAGAAAGATGAGGCAGCAGAATAATGGCAACAACAACGGCACTAAGTAACACAGTATCAGTAACAATTAACTCGGTTGATCTATCTGACCAAGTAACCAGCGCAACCATCAACCAACAATTTGACGAATTGGAAACAACCGCAATGGGCGCAACCGCGCACTCATTTGTTAAGGGCTTGGAATCCAGCACAATCACTTTGGACTTCTTGAACTCTTATGCAGCAAGTGAAGTGTATGCAACCCTACAAGCTGCATATGGCACAGTTGTTACTTGCGTGTTAAAGCCAACCACGGCAGCAGTAAGCGCAACCAACCCATCATTTACTGCATCAATCTTGGTAAATAACCTCACACCGATCAACGGTGCAGTTGGGGATTTATCAACTCAATCAATAACCTTTACCTGCGTAAGCACAGTAGCAATCGCAACTTCATAACAACTAAGCAAAGGGGCTAGGCAATGGCTAAGTTAAAGATCACACGCACCACCGGTGAGGTTCAAGAGTTTGAAATCACACCAATAATTGAATATGCGTTTGAACAGAACAAAAAAAAAGGCATTCACAAAGCCTTTGCAGACGATCAGATGCAATCGGATGTTTACTGGTTATGTTGGGAAGCCATCCGGCGATCCGGCGAATCAGTGCCGATATTTGGTGAGAAGTTTCTGGAAACGCTGAAGTCAGTTGAGGTATTAGATAGCGACCCTTTAGGGGATTGAGTGGCAAAGACTCACTCACCTATTTGGTCGCAAATCTAAGTATTGAGACCGGCATTTCACCTCGGGAGTTTATCGAGATGGATCCGGTTATGTTAAAAATGATGTTACGAGTGCTAGAGGAAAGGGCGAAGGCAATTAAAGATGCAAGCCGCCAATCTGCAAGGACTCAACGCCGCTATTAAAAACATTCGGCGCATCTCACCTGACTTACTTAAAGAGATGAACCGCGAAATTAAAGTATTAACTAAAGAGATGGTCAGCGATGCCAAAGGATATGCACCGCGCACCGTGCCTGCTGGTTTAAGTCATTGGGCGGATTCCGGCCGCCAATGGTCAGCCTTTGATGGATCTGAAATCGTCAAGGGCATAAAGGTCAGCACTGCCCGTAATAAGATCGGCAACAATGGCTGGTCATCTCAGGTTAAATTGCTCAACGCATCTGCAGCTGGTGCGATCTATGAAACAGCAGGCAGAAAGAATCCAACGGGCCAGCCGTGGGTAGGGCCAAATGGTGGGGGCGGTAAACGCTATTCACACTCTCGCAACCCAAATGCAGGCAGACAATTTATTGAGGCAATTGAAAGAGATTCAGGTTTAACAGTGCGAGGCGAAAAACAAGGCAGAATTATCACCAAAGCCTTTGATGAAAATAAGGCAGAAATTGTGCCAGCAGTAACCAGCGCGATAGTTAGGGCCACCGAGAAGTTTAACGCACTGCCAAAGGGAGTACGCAATGGCAAGAGGTAACGCTTACGGCATCCCGTTAATTATTACGGCCAACACAGCCGGAGCAAAAAAAGCAGACAAATCACTTAAAAGTTTGATCAAAAACACCAAATCATTTGGCCTTACTAGCAAACTCAGCGTTGGCGCAGCTAGTGTTGCACTGGCTGCATATGCAAAGAAATCAATTTCGACTGCTTTGGCAGATCAAAAAGCACAAAAAACTCTTGCCCAAACTTTAAAAAATGTTGGTGAATCATTTGCGACCCCATCGGTAACTAAATACATTGACAGCCTACAAAGGGCAACTGGAGTTTCAGAGGATCAACTTCGCCCAGCCTTTGACAAATTGGTAACCTCTACACAATCCGCAAGCAAAGCACAAGAGTTGTTATCACTCAGTTTAGATATAAGCGCAGCCACCGGCAAGGATGCCGAATCGGTTTCAGCTGCATTATCAAAAGCATATTTAGGCAACAACACATCACTTAGCAAATTGGGTGTTGGATTAACCAAAACCGAATTAAAGTCTATGAGTTTTGAGCAAGTAACCAAAAAACTTAGTGTGCTCTTTGCCGGTCAAGCACAGACAGCCGCTCAATCATATTCTGGCCAATTAGATATTTTGAAGGTAGCAGCAGATGAGGCAAGTGAAACCATTGGTTATGCCCTTATTGAATCAATTGTCAAATTAGGTGGGCAAAACGGTGCAAAGGATCTTGCAACCCAGATGCAAACTTTGGCTGATAATACGGCTAATGTAATTACTGGAATCACAGTGGTACTTGATTACTTTAAAAAATTAGATTCTGCAATGCCTTCTTGGTTAAAAACAACACTTCAGTTTTTGGAAAAATATAATCCACTTGGCCAAGCCAAAGAAGCATTAAAGATATTAGGTGAGTTAGGTGAAAAGGAAAAAGCCTTAGCCGAACAACGCAAAAATAACTTTTCAGATCGTGGAATGAATGCTCGTGCAGCCGATCTTGCAGACAAAAAGGCCAAGAAGTTATTGGCCACAAACAAAGGTATTACTAAAGAAAAGAAAGCCCAAGCAGCCTCGGACAAATTAAAAGGAATGTTTGACCTTGATGCAATTCAGATTGCAGCGGCACTTAAAGGCAAGATCAGCGACTTAGACCGCGCAAGCCTTCTGGCAATGCAAGCCCTCAAGACCGAAGATAAGAACGATGACATTTCAACGTTAAAAAACTTAGAACAAGCCAAAATTGCAGCCGATGCAGCAGACCGAGCACGCAAAATGGAAGCCTTGCAAGATACTATTAAATTCAATAAATTAGCCCTAGCCGATGTTGAAAGCACTTTGGCTAAGATCATAAAATTACCAGTGCCAGCAATTACATATGCAGGTGGATTATTTGCAGGCACTTCCCTTGCACCAACGGGCGCAAATGCTGGAACGCAAGCACCTATTGCACCAATAATGCCAAGCACCAACACAGGAGCAACGCCAGTGACTATGGGCGATCCCTTTGCAGCTGCTAGAGCAGCCCTTCCAAGTGTTAATTTTAACCCGCCAGCGGTCGAGGTCACAGTAAATGCCAACACTATTGCAGACCCAGACCAACTAACTCGATTGATCCAAGCCGGTATCCAAGCGGTTGCACGCAATGGCTGGTCATCATCTGGAACGGCAAGTGCATATTGACCCTTCCAATTGTTAATGTTGTAATTAACTTCAGCACGGGTGCAGGCTTTGCCCCAACTTTAGTATTAGATGATCAGGTTTATGGCATCTTGGGTACTGATGCACTTGGGGATTCAGCCTCAACCATTGTTGATGTGAGTGATGTAGTTCATTCAGTTATTATCACCCGAGGCCGTAACGCACTC